CTCATAACTAGTGTCAGTCGGAGTGAACTTCTTTTTCAGGGAAGGCAAGGGTACATCATCATAACAATCTTCATTTATTATCAAATTATCAGTCTTTTTAATAGCAACAAGTCTCACCTCGGGAAGATCTAAAGGATCTTTCTTTGTTGGACCTGTTGTGACAAAACTATCAGGATACCCATGGTAACTAGGTACCGGATTAAGGAAATATGGTGTCGTACTATTTAAATACGAGACTGTATCCTCCTTGATCTCTATACCTTGTTCCTCCATAGGACCATAAGATAATTTTTTAATTTCACTATAAAAGTGCTCTCGCTTAAAGCCTACTCCATTCATTTTGTTACTGAAACCATAATATTTAAGTTTACTTTGACTGATGTTTCGGTCAATAGTTTTTACTAAACATTTTTGGAAATGCGTAACATTAATGAAAGGTCTTACACAATCATATACAGGGAAACCTAGCCCACCATGACTTTCCGGAATAAAGAGATTCTCTCTCATATTCTTTGGAAATTTTCGCTTATTATAAAAAATAAAACGAAAATGGGAACGTAATTTATTTACAGATCCCTCCATAGTAAGTTTATAGTTTTCCTTTAAATTGTATAAAATCGTATTTTCACCTTTTCTACCCTGTCCCTGTATAGCGCCGGAATGGAAGTACTCAACACGTTCTAATTTAGCTATCTTCCTGTGATACAACACAGAATTTATAGTACAATAGTCACGCATGAAGTAGTTCTTTCCAACGGAAAGTTGGAATCCCGCTACAGGTATAAGAGCTTTCCAAGTGTCATACAAATGTATATCAGCTGGAAATAAAAGGTCATCGCCGTTTACAAGGGCGGGTAAATCCCTAACCCTTGCCGGGCGTATACGATCTGATCGATTTGTAACAGACCAATCGTAGGTTATCCAAAACATTATAAGATTCACGATACAAAGTACCGGAAAACTCAATGGTGAACCCATAAGTTGACCTGACTGTTGTACAGTAGGATCTAAACCACTTTTAACCGGATAATTCAAATTTTGTTCATAAAGAACGTCTCTAAGCCTATCCTTACAGAATTCAGATAAATCTGATCTCTTTAGGAAAGATTCAAAAACAATCTTTGTTAAAATAATACTTAAATTATCCGTAGCTGCACTAAAATCTGCAGAAACAAGGTGATTCAAATGTTTTGGAGCTTTTGAGAGCATATGAGAAATAATATCAGTAGAGACAGGTTCTG